GAAGTGCAGGGCTTAACACTAAGCTTGCGATCTGATTTGATTGAATCCAAGCCGCTGTATCTGGGTACGTTTCTAGGAGGCCATCGCACATAAAACTGAACTGACATTTATGAAGTTGATTTGGGTAGTGATTCTCATGCACAACAGCACATACCGTGTTCGGGAAGTTAGGCGAACTAACACGGTTCAGCACAACCTGCGCCACAGCCACTTGCTCGATCAATGGCTGGGATCGGGCTTCGTGGTAGACCGTCAGTGCCAAACAAAATAAAGCTTCGGTAATCATTTCTATTCCTCTAAACTAAACCATTCGTGTATTTCATCTATTACACACTTAGAAACGGCTTTAATAAGTTCTTCTTCGCTAATGTTTTCTAGGTCTTCATTCTCAAGTGAGTACAGACCTTTCTTTACACCGTCTTCGACAACCTTAGTTATGATTTGCCGGTAGTTTGGCGCGTTCACTTTCGTACCAGTACCAAGTCGTCAAACTCAGCCTCAATCCATACGTGTGCGCCGCAGGACAGAGGTTTGTCTTGGCTATACACAACCTTGCTTGGCCCTTTAAGATGCACCTCATGGCAGTACGTGTTGGCTTTATAAGTCTTAACAGTAATGCACGGGTTGTCTTCGCCATGTTTGCGGTTTGATCTGATTACGTGCTGATTAATGTGAATCTTGGCTTTCACGATAGCTCTTCCTGTACGCGACGCTCTTGGTGTTCTTCGATAGCATTAATACGCTTTCGCTTTTCAGCTTTATTGCGAGTGGCTATCTCGTCAGTAAGCCGCTTAACTCGGATAGCCTGTTCTAAAGATAGACATGGGTTTCTAGGGGCTTTCATTTCCACGCTCTTGTTAACACGCTTCTAGGTGTGATCGTCCCAGATTTAATCGGGCCTTTTTTACGCGCTTCTTTTCGCTTTAAGTTCCGCTCGATCCGGCAGTCAGTGCATTCTATTTCACCTACTCGCTTGCGTATTAAGTCTGCTTGAAACCACTGGCTTTCTTCACCACACTCGCATTCAACTTCGTACAAATGCTGGAGTCCAGGAGTCCCATTCGGGTTATCTTCTCGACCCATATATCCAAGGATTGTAATTCGCCCAACAACATCACCCTCTTTAAATCTTTGATGCGCTGGGGTTGGCTTGTTCTTTTTAATCATGCTCATTTTCATAACTTATGGCCCTGCTGCTCGTTCTCAATCATCCAGTCGATGTAGACCTTTGCTTTATTAAGGTCTTGTACTCCGTCTTTTTGTTTCCAGCGGGAGGTGTACTTGATAACGTTGGCCCAGCAGAATCCACGCATCTCTTCTTGAGATAAGCAGTCACGTATATAGTCGATTGTTTCAATCTCACCGCTTACATAGTGAGGTGGTGAACTGACCATGTGAGGGTTTTCTATCATTGGCTCGATCTTTGTCTCGGTCATTCCGATGCTCCTTTGGTGGGTTAGTCTATTGTTTCGCCAATGACGCCAAACTTTCGTCGCCGGTGGTTCTTAGTTAATTTGTCGTATAACTTACGAAACCATTCTTTGATTGCTTTCATTTTTGCTCCTGTATTTAAGCGCGTCTTTAAGTGCGTCTTGAACTGTTTTCTTATTGATTAACCGGTCAATCACTATCTCGTCAACGCTGTCAGGGACGACAAGGTGGTGAACTGTTACTGGCTTGGTTTGACCTTGACGATAGAGTCGGGCATTAAACTGCTCGTATAGTTCTAGCGACCAGTTGAGTCCGAACCAAACGATCCGGCTTCCACCGGCTTGAAGATTAAGGCCATGTCCTGCGGATGCAGGGTGTGCCAGTAGAATGGCTATCTCACCATTGTTCCAACGTTCAACAGCCTCGCCTTTGCTATCCACTTGGACGGCGTCGGGGAAGCGCTGCTTCAATCTAGCAAGGTCACTTTGGAAGTTGTAGGCAACAAGCACTGGTTCACACGCCAGTTCAATAATCTCTTCTAAGGCGTCCAGTTTGGCGTCATGGATCTGCTCCCATGCGCCATTCTGTTCATCTAGGTAGAGTGCGCCATTGGTTAGCTGCATACATTTACTTGATAGCACAGCAGCGTTAACCGCAGTGACATCGCCGGAATCGAATTGAATAAACATATCGTCTTGTAGTGTCTCGTAGCGTCTCCTAACAGCTCTTGGTATCTGTACTGGTTCAGTCACAGATAGATATTCGGGCAGCGTCAGGTAGTCTTCTGAAGTCATGCTGATAACAATGTCATCAATGGCTTTGTGGATCTGAGCGTCAGCGGTGGCTTTAGGTGTCCACTTGTGGCCGAAGTAATCAACAGTAAACCAGCGGTTCTTAAATGCGGTGAACGTCTTACCCAGTCGTAAGCCTTCATCGAGCAAATAGGTCTGGCTCCACAGGTCGATTAACCCGTTGCTGGCTGGTGTACCGGTAAGGCCAATGACTTGTGTGATTCTGGGCCGCAGACGTTTGAGGGCTTTGAATCGCTTGGAGCCTGGAGCTTTGAGTTTAGATAGTTCATCGAACACAACCGTATCGTAGGGCCACTTCTTACCATATGCGGTAATCAACCAGACTAGGTTCTCGTAGTTGATGATGTGGATGTCCTCTTTACCTTGCGCAGCACTGGCTCTCTTAGCCGCTGGCCCAGTGAGCAATGCACTGGTCAGTTCAAGGTGATCCCACTTGTCAATCTCCTGCTGCCAAACCAAGTTAGCAACACGCAGGGGAGCAACAATCAGAATGCGGTTAGCTTCGTAGTCTCGATGAAGGTCTTGTACAGCAGTAAGCGTTGTAACTGTCTTACCCAGTCCCATCTCCAGAAAGAGTGCGCAGTTGCGCTTCTCTTTAATAAAGTCTATAGCAGCCGTCTGGTAGTCGTGCGCGATAAATTTCATATGCTATCCACTATTTCGTCGATTGATTCTTTGGAGTCAACAACAAATACCTGCTGACCCAGATTGCGAAGCCGCTCAATCTCATGCGCTTGAAGTACCGTTGGCGTCTTCTTTGGGGCTTTGCACTCTATGAATACAGAGATACCGTCAGGGAACACACACAGCCTGTCAGGTACACCGCGACGCGAAGGCGATGTAAACTTATAAGCAACACCCCCCAAGTCTTTTACGCGCCTAACTAAATATCTTTCTATGTCACGTTCTAGCATCATTTTGAATACCTCATGCCTTCAAAGCCTTTGGCGTCAAGCGGTAAGCCTTCGGCCCAACTGGGAGATGTGGAAAGGAGTGCTGATAATGCGGGGGCGTTGTACTGCTCTTCGTCGGGACATAGCGTGACAACTTCGTCGTGGACAGTAGCGACTATCTCGTAGCCAGCCGCTTCGATGACACTGAGGTTTGCACCCAGTACATCACGCGCAACAGCTTGGGTAACGTTCTCTACAATCTTGCCACCGTATGTGTCAATGCGCATAAACTTGCGAGTGAATCCGACACCCATAAAAGTAGTCTTCATGCGACCACTGCTTTCATGGTCTTCATTCAATGGCTTGTAATACGTCAGCTTGCGCCCAGAGGGGAGGCGCACGGTAAGCCAGTCTCCTTCAATGTTAATTAGGAGTTTTCCTACGTCTTTGTATTTAAGTGTGCATCCAACAACGTCCATCACACCATCGTTCATGTCATGCCATAGCCTTACAATCCGTTTGTTTGCTCTACGATAATTACGCACTGTCTCAGTCGCTAAAGTCTCGTCAATATCTACGCCGTAGTTTTTACCCATTGAAGTAAAGGCATTGACGCCACCTTGGAACCCAAGCGCAAGCGTTGCGACTTTGCCGATGAAGCGCATATCGCCATCAACTTCTGAATAGTCTTTGTTGAAAATTCCAGACGCCATGTGCTTATAAATGTCTTTGCCGGATCTGAACACATCGAGCGTCTTTTCATCGCCGGCCAGCCACGGTAAAACCCTTGCTTCAATACTGGCTAAGTCAGTCACTACCAGCTTCATCCCCTTGGGTGCGCAGATCATTGCGCGAACGCAGCTTGATAAGACTTCCATCGGGTTATCGTAGGCTAGGTCAATTGTGTTGTTACGTATGTGCGCCACGCCAACATCAAGATCGCTGATAGAAGGACGGGCTAAGTTTTGAGGCTGGAACAGACGGCCAGCCCAGCGGCCAGTGCGGTTAGCACCATAAAACTGGAGTGTTCCGCGAAGACGCCCATCGACGCACGTTCCCATCGCCAGTGTGCTGTACTTCTTAACACTGGTCTTGTCGGCTTGCTGTCTAATCTCTAACAGACGACGCGCGAGAATCGTAATGTCATCGCGTAGTAACACCGCAGCAACATCGCCCTTGGCCAAGGAGGGTATTTTCAAACCTTCATGGTCTTCAAGGAAGTTAACAAGCTTAGTAACGGATGCGCTGCTGGTGAGCGTACCCTTAGTGATTTTAATTAGTTCTTCAGTGAGGTGCTTCTTTTCTTTTGCAACGTGTTCAATGGCGATGGCGACTGTGTCCAAATCAATCGGCATACCTCGATCATTAATCTCTTGATCTAAATGCCATAAGTCCATCTCATGGTCTAGGTCATTAATGTCCGGCATGAGTTTCCAGATGGTGCGCATGGCTTCAACGTCTTGGCCACAGTATTCGATAAAGCGTAGCCACTCTGCTGGGTGTGTTGTCTTGTCGTACTTAAAGGCTTTGTGGTTTGTCGGAGCAGGTTTACAGAACTTCATTACAAGCTTGTGGCCGTCACTCATTTTGGCTTGGTCGTCGGATAAGCCCAGCGCTTGGCCCAACTGGGCAAGGGAGCCAGGTAATCCCAGCGTATAGGCTTTGACCATGCTATCGCGCCAGCGGCGCATTGGTAATTTAATACCAAGGGTGTGTTCGATGACAGGTCTGTCAAACATACTGTTGTGGGCCAGAACAAGATGGTTGTCATCGTCTAGCGCGTCACTTAAATCTTGGGGCATCGGTGTGCCGGTGGTCACGTCCCATACTTGAGCAGGGGCGTCGTCTATCGCGTAGCCAAACAGGGTTACACGGGTCGTAGGATCTTGGGCGTAACGGTAGCCGCCACACTTCTTTAACTCGCACTCGCTGTACGTTTCCGTGTCGATGTATAACATCTTTGAATCTCTGCTTAGTAAAAGGGGGTGGGGCGCTCACCCAATGAAAAATGAACGCCCCGCGTTTGGGCAAGTTACCAAGGAAATAAAAATAACCCGCCCGAACTTTTAGCTAAACATTTCTTCATCCTCCGCGATGACATTGAAATCTTCTGTGGTGGAACCGCCACCTCCGAATGCTTCGCCTTCACGAACGAATTGGATGCCTTCAAGACTAAAGTTAATGCGCTTACCGTAGGCGTTGTCCTGCGCCCAAGGCTTAACGATGGCGTTGACGTAGCAGCCAGCGTAGGGCTTTCCGTCATCCTCGACAAGTGCTGATAAGTCTTTGTCTTTTAAGACTGGTCGCTTCGTGTTGGACGCATTAAAAAAGAACGTTCCCTCTCCGAACCCGTCAAGGTCTTTCTCTTCGCCGTCGCGCAGTGGGCGCTTCAAGCTTGATGGAATCTTCTTATCCCACTTAGCTATCGCAGTCTGCTCGATTGCCTCTTTCAACGCCTCCATCTGCGGATGGTCTTCATCCATGATGAACGTGGCGCTATACTTCTTGGTCTGCCCTTCGGCAAACGCTGAAGCGTTAAAGATTTGCGGAAATGAAATTCTTACGTTTTGTACTTGCATGTCGGTACTCCTAATTATTACTAATAATATCGAACTCTAAAGCGGGGGTAAGCGCAGGGCGCTTGTCGGACTCCGGTGCGATGGTGGGTTTACCTGCTGGGCGGCTCACGTCATCCGCGAACAACTCAGCAAATTCTTTCTTGCCAATCAACTTCTCGGCTTGCGCCACAGTGACTAGCCTTCTTTGCCAAACATCATCCTCGTCCAATGATGCTGACAGTTTGTCTGATACTGCTTTTTCATCAGCCCAGCGGCGAACTGAACGCCCCTCGACCATCTTGTACCCTGGCACTTCATGGCCAAGTTCAAGCGCTTCGTAAGCACGGTGTTGAACAGCCTTAGTCCATTGCTCTAACAGCTTTAGATTAGGCAGGATCTTCTCGCCAATCTCAGCCAAAGTGAGCGTGTCAACCTTCTCGATGATGTCGAGATTGTCGAACTGGCTCCCAATGAGTTGATGCTGGTGGTCAGCTAAAGCGCGACAGTTACCTTTATTCAAGCACCAACTGCATTGCTTCTCGCCAGCGTTAAACTTAGCGTTAGGCTTTAATGCAGCAGCGCTTGCCAGCTTTACTTCTTCACCGAAGGCCAGTAGCGCTTCGCGGGTAATGACCCACTCAGGGAAGTGATTCAAGCGCGGCTGGTAGATACCGATCACGATTTCATCAATCTCTGTGTAGATTGCATACTCTTGAAGAGCGCCAAGCGCGTACATCATCGCCTGTTCATTGCCTTCTGCCTCGACCTTGACTCCTTTGCCGTATTTCAGATCGCCTACATACAAGCGCTTGCTACTGGCATCGAGCGTGACAGCGTCAGCAGTGCCGAAGCTATCTTTCGCATACTCACGAAGATCCAAGCGCACTTCAATATCGAGATTGCCTTCCAGTGAATGGATGCGATCAACGTATTGCTGTACGAACATGGCCATCTCGTCATCGACAGTAAAGCCATTGAAGACATTGCCAATGTAGTGAGCGGCATTGGTTTCTGGGTTACGTAGAACAGTCTCAGCCAATTCGTGGGCAGCAGTGCCCTCTTCAGCATGAATGCTGGACGTGTCTTTTATGTCACGACAAGCTTCAATCGAAGCAGGGCAGCGCAGCCAGCGGTGCGCCGATGACGGCGACAGCTTTGCATGGGCGCGTTGCTCATGGTTCTCAACTAACTTGAGTTGGTTCACGCTGCCCCCTTCTGAAGCTCCACATGAAGTGCTTCAATAAAGGACGTGCGCTTGTCTTCAGCAATGTCGCTTGCGCGAACTACTTTGAAGCTTGTCATTATCTTAGAGAGAATTTCTCTATCGGTGATTACGCGCATCTCGTCAATTACTTCTTCCAAGGTGGGGAAGTTATCTTCGGTGGCGGCTTCAACAAGCGCTACTGGGGTGGTAGCTTCCTTAACAGGGGCAGGTTTAGATGCCTTAACTGCTTTAGGCTTAGTGGCGACAGTGTCTAAGGCGCTAATTACTTTAATTAGCTCCTGTACGCTATCATTCAACTGGGTTATACTCGATTCCAGTGTCATCTCAAATTCTCCTTTGGTGGGTTAGTTTGCCGATACGCTACTGCCCCAGTACGCCTTGTCCGCGTGTCTGGGGCAACCATTCTTCTCATTCTAATTGACCAGATTCAGCAGCAGCCACTAGCATGGCGGTGCTTTCATCCATGTGATCTTGGAATAAATTCTTTAAGTTCGTGATGTTCTTCATCAAATCGACTGTCTTGTCATTCGCAAAAAGTAACTCAAGCTCTGACAAAATACATTCATCTTTTAATGACTTCTGAATCACGTAATCAATGTCTATTGAAACGCCTCTAGCGAAGAAGCCTTCGCCGTTATACAGCTTATGCTGAAACGCTCCAGCGATAGCTTCAGACGCATCACCTGCGTCGATACTATGCTGTGTTAGGGCGATGATGGGTGGGTTGATCGTCATACATTCTCTCCTATTTGCTGTTTAATACACACCCTTGTCTGGCGTGTAATCCAACTCTTGGTGGGCTGGTAGAGAACAATATAGTTAGGTTGACACTGTAAGTCAACCTTATAATCATTTATTTGTGAATTAAATGTTGCGCATAAAAAAACCCGCCAATGAGCGGGTTATGTTTTGAGCAAGTAAAAATTGCTGTTAGCTGGATCTAAAGCTGGCCTGATAATCAAGTAGCTCCTTTGGCCAGCGCTTCTCACCGTCTTTGAACTGTGGATCAATTATAAGATTGGCTATACTTTTCACATCTTCACTGTCTCTTATTGCTACTTCGACCCCAAGCATACGGGCCTGGTGAGCAAACGAACTGGCGTCATCTCGTTCTTTCTCACTCGCTTGAGGATGAATAAGAACTAATTGATAACGCCTCTTTTCTGCACCGTTCATTTCGTCCAACCGTTTTGCCATTTGGAAATTCCATAACAAGCACGGCAGGGTGTCTGAGTTGCGGGGTGTTTTGTTTCTATATATGTCAACAATCAAGGCGATTCTGGAGTCAATGAAATCAAAATCAAACTTAATTGGCTCGTAATCGTGGCCAACCGTAATAAGAAAAGGAAAATCAAATCCTTTATCAAAGTTAGGCTGTTCATCAAGAACAAGTTTCCTAACATCACTCATAAAGCTAGTGCTGCTGGGGGTTTGCTGGGTTGTGAGGCTATCTATAATAGCTCCGTTAAGTTTTGGGCCACCTTCTTGACTCTCGCCAGTGATCCAGTCTGGGTTTACTTTTAATATATCACTCATTTTTATTATTGAAGACCTTCCTATTTCCGATCTTCGTTCGGCGTCACGATTAAGCCAAGCGGAGACGGCGGCGCGAGTCACCCCCATCTGTTCCGCAAGCTGGGACTGGTTCATGCCGATGGTTTGCATTAAATACTTGACTCGTAAATACGGTTCAAGCGTTGTGTTAGGTGTTTCCATAGTTGTATTTGTCTTATTCATTAGGTGGGCCTTGCGGTTCTTGATCTTCTTTGAATTTTCCACCCATTAGATTTTGTTTTTGAGAGTTGCAATTGCCTGACGCTACAGCGTGTTTAGGCAGCAGTTCGCCAAACGCATCGACAAGATATAACCAACTAGGCCAATCTTCGAGCATCCATGCCAGTTTTTTAATCCGCATTTTACTTAAATTAAATGTATTCATATTGTTACCTTTTTTACTAGGGACACTCATTGTCCGTCCAAGGTTTTAGCGTCATTGCCATAGTCTTGTGATGCCCCAGGATCAGTATGCAAGCTTTGGTTGACAAAAGTCAAAGCCTAATTTAATTAATTAGTTGACATCGGTAACATTTACTTGACAAAAGTTTGTGTCAATCTCAGTATCCTTAGTTGACTTACCCACCAAAACTTTAAATATCAAGGACTTGATTGTGAACACTACTCAAAAGAATTTATCAATCGCCACACTTCGATTAGCTATCGACGAAGCCGGCGGCATTTCAGCACTCGCAAAACTAATGCCTGACTCACCGTCTCGCCAAGCTGTAGACAACTGGACGAAAAAAGGACTCCCTGCAAAACGCGCTGTTCACATTGAAGTTGCTCTTAAAGGGCGAGTTCGCCGTCAAGAACTTCGCCCCGACTTATACGTTTAACAGAGGACAAGACTGTGATGACAAATTTCATGCACGAATTCGGCCCGATGTTAATTGAGAACGGGTACAACATTATCCCAGTATCAAAAGGGACTAAGCGGCCAGCGTTAGCTAATTGGCCAAAGATCAAAGCCACCCCAGAACTTATTGAGTCATGGGATGCTGACGCCTCGATCGGTATAACGACTGGCGAAGTGGTGGCTATAGACATCGACTGCTATGACAAAGATGTCACGAATGCCATTGTAAGATACTGCAATCAGAATATCGGCAGGGGACTGGGCCGTATTGGTAAAGCGCCAAAGGCTCTTCTTCTTTTTCGTACAGACACGCCTATGGCTAAGTCAGTCTCGCCAAAGTTCGTCGACGCAGACGGAAATACCAATTGCGTTGAAATACTGGGCAAAGGACAGCAGCTTGTTGCCTATGGTATTCATCCTGATACACAGAAAGAATACCTTTGGCCTAAAGCCTGTCCTACTACTGTGCCTATCTCTGATCTTCCAACGATCAGCGCAGAGCAGATCACTGAGCTATTCTGGTTTTTCAATGAGACTGCGCCTTCTAAGTGGAGACGCAGCTCACCTGGAGCGCTTGGATCTAAACTCCAGCCACAACCTCAAACCCAACCACGGCCTCAACCCGCAGCAAATCAGGATAACGTCCTAAACTTTGAACACATGAAGCAGCCTACGGGCATCTCGTCCACAGAGTTGAAGCGCCACCTAGCGCTTATGGACGCTGAACCCTACGACGAGTGGTTACTTGTTGGCCAAGCGCTGCACCATGAGTTCGATGGAGGCTTTGATGGCCTGACTCACTGGGTAGACTGGTCATCGAACGCCTCTTCTTATGATGGCCATGAGTTACTTGAATCGAAGTGGGAAGGATTCTCTTCGTTAAGAGAAGATGCAGTCGTAACAATGCGCACCGTCATTGCCACAGCGCAGACCCGCACGAAAGAAATCAAGCAGCAAGTCGCTGTAACTCAAGCGACTGGGTTAGAAGCATCAACACTTCTCGACTTTGATGTTGACAACTTTTCTGTCTCGCCAAGAGAGTGGGTGTTAGGCAATCGTCTATTAGCCGGTTATATAACTGCTACATTTGCCCCAGGTGGCGTGTCGAAGTCGATGTTCAGCATGATTACCGCTGTTTCTGTCGCTACTGGATTGAAGCTAACCAATGAAGAGGTACATAGAAAAGGTAAAGTCTGGCTCATAAATAATGAGGACGACACTGATGAACAGTATCGCCGTCTCATGGGTATCGCTCAGCATCACAATATCCCTTGGCAAACCTTAAAGGAAAACCTTTTCCTTACCTGCGGTTACGGCAACCCCTATATAGTCGCGCACGAAGGCCCAGATGGCGTTATCGCGCACCCCAACGCTGAGAAGATAATAGAAGAAGCACTAGCTAAAGGCATCACTTACATTGTCTTCGACCCGTTTATTACTGTGCATGACACCGAAGAAAACGACAACGGTGCTATTCAGCAAGTCGCTAACGTCTTAAAGCGCATCGCTAAAGAGTCTGGAGCAGCTATTGAGGTGGTGCATCACACAAAGAAGGCGGGTGCTAAATCCGACTCAGAAACCCATGCTGGCGATGTTGAGTCAGGCCGTGGCGCTTCTTCATTAAAAGACGCGTGTCGAATTGCGATTACCCTAGCACGTATGGCCCCCAAAACGGCTGAAAAATTGGGGATTAACTATGAGGATGAAGGCCGCTTCTTAGTCCGTTTAGATCATGGTAAAGGTAATTTCTCTGGCCCACCGGAAGGTGCGTCATGGTTTAAGCAAGTATCCGTTCTTCTTTCCAATGGCGATACGGTTGGTGTACACGAAGTTTTCGACATCTCAGAGCTAGTCGACGAGGCTAAGCAATTAGCAGTAGAACGTGACAGACAGCAAATCAAGCAACTTCGCTTAGACATTTGCGAAACCATGCCACTTGATACCATCGGCCTACCCGTCCTACTAACCAATCTTGAGCCAATATGGAACAAGGCAAATCAAACGTGCCGTCGCCGTGTAATGGACGCATTAATTCTGGATGAACCTGTCCGAGTTACTGGCATAGATAGCGTCGAATACGACATTACATTGACCAGTCGAGTGCTTAAAAATGGCAACATGGACATCACAAAGGAGGCTGTTTAATGCTCGTTTGTCGTGTGTCAAAACCCGTTTGTCGACAGACGAGATTGGACGACAAACGAGATTATTCAAATCCGTTTGTCTCGTTTGTCACGGTGTGTCATGACAGACGACGACAAACGGGAAAGGTACTGGTGACGGGCGTTTCCTCGTTTTTCATTTCGTTTGTCGTCGTTTGTCATCGTGTTTTAAATGACACACGGGCAAAACCCGCGCCACGTAAGGGTTTCCCGTTTGTCATCTGTGTCACCCCTATAGGGGGTAAACGTGTTGACACACCACCCCATAAGTGGAAACCCGTTCGGCATAATATTTGCCGGATACTGGGTTTAACAATGGTAGATCAAAACTAAAAACGAAACACAATCAGAGGGCAAGACTGATGGGGTTAATCAGAAGAGTTATTTGGAAAGTCATTTGGGTGTGCAGTTTTTGTACACTGGGGATAACCGTCATATATAAAGACGGGGTTGTTATTAAACTTGAATCTATCTGGGGTGAGGTTGATGAACGCGTTGATAAAGAAGTTGAGGATGAAAAGTTTAAAGAGTTAGAACCTGAGTCCGATGAAACTAAGTTTAAGGATTCTGTGAAACTTGGGCTAAGCCCTTCAACAAAAGTCGAATACTGGGATTGTCGCTAATGGTCGCATCAAGAGTGTTAACTGAATCAACTGTTATGATGATGGATTCGTGGTCGCGGTGGGCGAGGGGGTTAGATGCCTACAGCGCTTTGTGGTATCCGTCCCAGTCTCCAGAGTCCAGGCTGTCGGTTGATAGTAATGTTTGGGAATCATCCAAGAGTGGTACTCCGATTATTATATCTGATGCCGAACGTGTAGAAGCCGCAATTCAGCGTTTGAGAAGTCAAGATAGTCAAATGGCCAAGTGTCTGAAGTACAGATGGGTCTACGAGTTCTCAGGAAGGCGTCTAGCGAAAGAAATGGGTACAAACCGTACCGATGTATGGCCTTTATTAGAACGCTCTGAGATGGCCTTACAGGGCGTCCTGTGGGGTGGGGAGATTAATTGAGTATTTAGATATAAAAGACGATTAATTGGCGTATAAATATGCCCAATTAAAAGGGGTATGGAAATGAAAACTCCCATACCCCTTTTTCAGTCAGCTTTCGTTTTTTCAGTCAGCTTTCGTTTTTTCGCTGGCCTTTTCTCGTTCGGAAACGAGTTCAGCGGCGTAAGTTCTGAGCTTGGGTACATCGTCTGGGTGCGCCCAGAACTTAGCTTGTCTCAACCCTTTAGCCTTGAGCCGGTCAACATACGCAGCTTGCCGCGATGCACCGGTGTAGTCGTAGTTGTTTTTAGCTGTCATCCTCACCCCTTGTCGTGTCAAGCGGTGGAAGCAACTCGTCCCACGCATCGGGAAGGAGTTTTTCTCCATTAGGGCCGTGTACAAATGGGCCAATTTTTAAGCCCGTGTCCCTGAAAAATAGCTTTGCCAATCCATGGTGCAGGTTAGATAACTGCTGGCACATTTCATCCTCGTCTTCGCAGTCAAGTATGTCGTGTATTTTGCTAAACATATAAGATGTTGAAACTGTGCTGTCGCCCCATTTGTTACTCATTCGTCACCTCCAAAAATGTGGACGTTATCTGCAATGTATTTATTCAGCGCAATTTCAACGTCGGCATGGCTTTTGAACTCTTTAGCCTCCGCAACAGACAAGAAGTGACATTGTGAAAGGTCATGCCCAATGGCTTCTTTGGCTGCGTCAATTTCGCTGTCAGCATCTTTTAAAGAGTAGCATTCCGTCTGACCTGACCATCCAATAACCGTTACCTGTTTATCTTTCTTTAAAATATCGTTGTATTCATCCGGTATTTCATCGCCAAAACAATCAACAGCATTTTCCATCGTCCACTCTTGATAGCAAAAGTCGTGCGCTTCAGATGCTTTTTGGATTAAATCAGCCTCGTCTAGCGCCCTCCAGATCATTACTGGCCTACTATGTGGCACTTCAACTACTATTATATCGTTCATAATCATCTACTCCCTTAGCTGTTAAGCCATTCATCATAAGTTTTTAATGGCCGACCTGTAAAGGTATCGTTGCCATCACTATCACCAGCGCAAGACAGATATATCTGATACTCGCTGTCATTGGTTCCCCTAGTTTGGGTCTGCCAGCTTTCGTTATATGTTAATTCCATAGTGTTCTCCTAATAGTTAAAACCAGTCAGCTTTCGGATATATGCTAGTCGGTCTGATACATATTCGACTGCAAAAGACTGCGTAAATGGGCAACCACAACAATCATGCTCATGGTCGCAGCGATATGATTGTTTGCTGCAAACTAAATCAAAATACCTCACACAAGCGACCAGTTTATCTTCGTCTTGTGGGATAGCCTTGTCATGCTCTACTCGCCATATCGTCGTTGCTGCCCCGTCATATTCGGCTGGCTTTTCCTTATAGCGATTAATAGTCATGCCCTCAACCGGTAGCTCAGTTTTGTACTCTTCTGTTGGGTCGTATTGGTAGCATAATTCCATAGTGTTCTCCTTTGGGGCTTTCGCCCCAGTTGGTGGGTTAATATCCAATTGCGTTTAAATAGCTGTCAAGCTGCTTTTCGTCTACTTTGGTTAAATTAATAACCACCACGCCGTCCAGCATGGTTATTGCGACTGTGTCGCCGTCTCCTGCTAGGCTCTTTAGTTTACTGATAGATACCCGTCTATCGCCGCGCTTGGTTAGATAGAATTTGATCTTGCAATCTTCCCCGCTTAAATGTCGGGCTTCGATTACAACACCGTTTTCGCCTCCCTTTTCTAGTTGGGTAAAGTCAACACCGTGGGCAAAAGCAAACCGGCGCACCGTCGCGTTAGCGTCGATGATGCACTTGTCTAACATCGTAAAAGTCAGGTCAATAGTTGCTGTGGGTTGAGGTAATCTTGATACATTATTCATCGTTAAAACTCCTGTGGGGCTTTCGCCCCAGTTGGTGGGTTATCGCGCAGATATGCGCTTGTTTTTCATCATAAATTTATGGGCGTCTTCGATTACGTCGTTAATCGTTTCTAGCTCAAACATGACTCCAATTTGTTCGTCGGTCAGCGCTTTGGCTGCGTGTCCAGCGTCCAGTGCTTTTTCTATATCGTATTCAAACTTCTGTAGATACGCGTCTGTCGTTTTACTTATCAAAATATTCTCCTTTGGGGCTTTCGCCCCAGTCGTTACGGTGGGTTATTAATGAATACGACGACAAACAAAACCGCCGCGTCTTCCTACTTTTAACAGATAATCTGGATACTCAGGGTATCCCAGCTTTTCCTCGTCTCCGTCAGCTTTTCCTCGATATATGTAACCTACTGGGAAAGGGTTTCCGACTAGGCCACTGCCCCAGCGTTTTTCGAGGTCTGCTATCGCCGCTTTAAGCGACGGGTAATTGGTGGCCTTCACTGGGTAAAAGTCCCTGTTATAACCTTCGGTAAAATATCCGTGTACTTGCATGGTGTTCTCCTTTGGGGCTTTCGCCCCAGTCGTTATGGTGGGTTAGATTGAGTCGTACGCAGCTTTGATAATCACGGCAGATAGCCAGATAATAAAAGCCCAGACACCAAGGTGTCCGCTTTTAATCGCCTTGAAAAGCTTCATTTGTTTAGCTCGTCCTGTAGCGCGTTTATTTCCTTTCCCATAGTGTTGAAAAGCACCATTAGGCCGGTAATCATCGCGCATTTATCAGCGTCTCCCATACTGTGGGCGATCTTCATACCGTAGCTGGTAGCGCCTTCTATGCTGTCGTAAGTGGCAAATACTGGTACTGTTTTAATCGGTTGTGTGTTCATGGTTATTTCCTCTCGTTGGTTAATGCTGGCAGACCGACGTTATTTAAAACGTGCTCTTCTAATAAATCCTCCAGTGATGAAAAATAGCTTTGTACATATTCCCTTACGGTTTCATCCGTAATATTTAAATCTTCTAAAAGTATTTCCATGTTTTCCTTAATAACGTCTACTGTAAATTCTATTCTTATTTTCATTTGTAAAACTCCTTCGGGGCTTTCGCCCCAGTTGGTGGGTTAAAGTGATGCTGTGCTGTGGACTACTTGCCGGCCGTCGACTTCTGCAATGACTGTGCAAATATCGTAGCCTTTAACCTTCTTTCTAGTGGACTTTTGAAAACGCGCCCTAGCTTTCTCTTGCGCTTCGTATGAACTGGCCGCGTGTACTTCTTCGCGGTTTTGATTCCAAAAGCATATATAACCGTTCATAAATTACCCCGTAACATTAATTATTTGAAACATTGCCAACACGGTCACAATTGACCATGCAAGCGCCAACACAAAACCACAAAAAACCATTGATTTAATGATGCTTCCACCCAGTAGTGAAAGCTCCTGTATTAGTTCTCTTTTTGTTTGTCTGTTCATTACGCCACCTCTAAAAGTTTGATTTTGATAACCTTCGCCATGGTTCGTCCGTGGGCCACATAAGCAATAGTTTTAATACCTGAGTCCCAGCAATCACGGCATTTTCCGCACTTGCCATCGTTTGCCCATGCATTGCAGAGTGACATCTCTGGCGTCAAATATTCGGGCGTTGGTATTATTGTCGTGTTGGGTAGGCTAGTAGTAAGAATACCGCCTAGAACTGAATCACTAGAGAGCCTCACGGCTACGTTAGGGAGCGATTCCATATTGTTCAATACTTTCATAAACTTAGGGAATTTGTGCTGTCTGGTAGGGAACCAGTGCCGGCAGTGGGGCGTCGCTGCCATAACTGCTAGAATCTTTTTAGCGAGTCTCAAGTCGTAGCAGTCGCCGGAGTCAAACCACCTAAAATATCGGTGACTGTCTAACTCTTCGACCATGTCGTCGACCCAGTCGTCGCGTTTCCAATCTTGCCGGTTGGCGATGCGTGGGGCTTTGACGTTGGGATAACGGTAATTACCGCCCAGTGCGTAACAACCCTTGCAAGCGTCGGCTAGTTCGTATTTTCCGGACTTTAAAGAGCCGGATATAATAGCGGCGGGGCAAGTTAGGAGCGCTTCAAGGCTCCAGCTTCCGGCGCGTATTTTCTGCGTCTGACTAATATGTATCATTAGCTTTTTATCCTTTGGTGGGATTTATTGGTTGGGGCTTTCGCCCCAGTAGTTAATTAATAAGTAGCTAAGCGGGTTTTTAATTGTCGCTTTGTCCGGCTAACAATTAAGCTCAATAGTTCAGCGCGTCGGCTGGCCATGCGGGAGTCGTACGGGGTGCAAACTGTCCCAGTAGATAAGGGCATTTTTAAAGGGTGGTTGTTTGTCTTATTCATGGTTAATATTTCCTTTGGTGGGTTATATTTTAGCTAGTAATTCTTTTCGCAAAGAATAGATTTTCAGGTGTTCATCAACTGGGCAGTTTTTAGCGTAGTCCCATATATGCGGCAAAGCGTTTTGATATATTTCCAACCAGTTGCAGCCGGTAACTTTTACGATATTTGATAGACTAGTATCATGGCCATTGATAACCATGCTTAGCACTAGGTTAGATATATTAGCTTTCATGGTTAAAACTCCTTTAATAATCAAAGTCTAAAAATACGGTGGTATTTGGGTTTAAAAATACTTCTCGGTTGATGTCTTCAGCATCTGAACAACATATTGAAGCGGGGCCGAATGAGTCCTTGCGGTTGAAGTGTTCACGAATAAAAACGGTTTTAGAATCTATCTTCCGCTTAAATAGTTCACCCTTCTTGAGTGCTTTTAAAGTAATGGTTTTACTCATGGTTAAAACTCCTTGGTTATATATGGCCCCAGCTATCGCGGGGCCGTGGTTAATTATAACCGTTACGGCCTGACGGTGTATAGTATTTATAAGTAATTACTTAATAAACTGCCACTTTGGCAGTGCTTCGCCCCAGTATTAGTGTTTTAATCCGATCAAATACCAAACTAACCACTTAACCCGCTCCGGCGGGTTTTGTCGTTTTAGGAGAGCCGCACAAGTGCCGCCACTAGATACAATGGGCCAATTAAAAAACCACCAATGGGAAACCGCCGCGCAGGTGTTCGTAGCTACTGGGAACAAAACCGAGGCATATAGACAGGCCGGTTATTCCACCAACATGACGGACAAAGCTATCAGCACCAAGGTTCAACGCGTGTTTAATAACGGGGCGGTATTGGGTAGGGTCGCCGAACTACAAGCGGAGCAGGCTAAGCTTCACGCTGTCACCGTAGAGAGCCTAACCGCGCAGCTTAGGGAGGATAGACAGCTTGCATACTCTGTTAAAAACCCATCTGCCGCAGTTTCCGCGGTGATGGGCATGGCTAGACTGCATGGGCTTGATAAACAAGTGCTAAGCGCTGACCCAATCAACCCGCCAAGCTTGATAAATATAGCGATAGTGGATAACACAGCAAAAAGACTCAATGGTTAACGCTAAAAGCTTAGACCTAACACTAGCTAAACCTTTCGAGCCTTTACTAGAGCCAAATAGATATAAAATCTGTTTTGGAGGTCGGGGGAGCGGAAAAAGCTATTCTATAGCCATGCTCTTGGTGCTTGCTGCATACCAGCAACCATTGCGCATACTCTGCGCGCGTGAGATCCAAAAGAGCATAACCGACTCAGTTCACCAGCTTTTAGTTGATACCATTGACCGGCTGGGCTTACTTGGACACTTTGAAGTGCAGAAGACCCAGATACTGGGGCGAAACGGTTCGCGGTTCTTGTTTGAAGGTCTGCGCTCTAACATCTCCAAAGTTAAGTCGATGGAAGGCATTGATAGGGTCTGGGTAGAAGAGGCCGAGAGTGTCACTAATGCCAGTTGGGATACGCTCATACCTACTATCCGGAAGGATAATTCAGAAATATGGGTAAGCTTTAACCCATTAGACGAGATGGACGCAACATATCAACGCTTTGTTGTTGAACCGCCCCCAGGTGCAGTCGTGATTAAAGTTAATTACGATGAAAACCCATGGTTTCCTGAGACCCTGGAGGCTGAACGGTTACACCTTAAAGAGAAGAACGAAGCATTATATAACCATATATGGCTTGGTGACTGCTACGCCAACAAAGACGGTGCGTATTTTGCTGAACACATCATCAACAAGCAGATAAGCACGATCCCAGTAGATAGAGCATTGCCAGTAAATACAAGTTGGGATCTCGGGGTTGCAGACGCCACCGCTATATGGCTGTTTCAGGTTCAGGGAAAGTCTGTAAGGTTTGTAAGCTATTACGAATCAAGCGGTGAGGGTATCCAGCACTACCTTGATGCACTGGCAGAGTACAAGCAAGAGCATGGCATCCAATGGGGTCATCACATTGCACCCCACGACATACGAGTCAGGGAATGGTCAACAGGCCAGAGTCGCCAAGAGATGGCTGCTAACCTTGGAATTAACTTTGAGATAGCACCCAGTCTGCCCATTATTGATGGCATTGAGTCAGTCAGGCGTCTACTGGGTTCAGCATGGTTCGATGAAGAGAACTGTAGTGCTGGTATCAGATCACTGCGGAACTACCGCAAAGAGTGGGACGACAAGCGCCAAGCATACAAGACTAAACCACTACACGACTGGACAAGCCACTGTGCTGATGCAATGCGCTACTGCGCTGTATCGGCTGAACTGTGGGAACAACAACCGGTACAAGCATTACAACAAACACGAATGAGACTGGCAGCGTATGTTGCCGGTGATTCATCAATAGGCTATTAAATGCACGAAGCTAACGAGTTCGATCAATACTACCAAGAGCAGGAAGTCACAGAGAAATCTGAACAGGCTGAACGCGATATGGCAGAGCGTCTACGGGTATTCGGTGTACGCCTACAATCCAAAGCAGACGATCAAGTACAACGCCGTTATAGCATTGACGAACGATGGTTAGATGATCTACGCCAGTTCAACGGTCAGTACGACAAGGTCACAGCAGCCACACTGGCAGCTAGTGGGGGCAGTAAACTGTTCGTCAACATCACCCGCAATAAGGTGAATGCAGCAGAAGCACGACTAATAGACATCCTATTCCCAACAGATGACCGCAACTGGGGTATACAGCCCACCCCAGTACCCTATCTATCCAAGATAGCCAAAGACGAAGACCCAGTACAAAACGAAGATGGAAGCCCATTTGTAACCGATAAGGGCGTACAGGTAGAGAAGCGAGACATCGCACAAGGCGTTATAGAAGAGGCCAGAGAACGGTCAAACGCGATGCAGGATGAAATCGAAGACCAGTTAACCGAAACGAATTATAACTCTGTGAACCGAGATATGGTTCACGATGCAGTGCTATATGGTACAGGCATACTCAAAGGGCCAGTCATACTTGGCAAGACCAGACAGAAGTGGTCTGAGGTAGTAGATGACCAAGGTCAAGTGGCCCAAGTCATTGAAATCGTTGAGGATCTAAAGCCCGGTGCAGAGCGTGTAGACCCTTGGGACTTCTTCCCAGATATGCAAGCACGGTCAATCGACGATGCTGAGTTCATATTCCAACGTCATTACATGAGCAAGAAAGCGCTTAGAGACTTAGCAGACAAGCCGGGCTTTCTACGCACACAGATCGCTGAAGTCTTAAAGCAAGATGCTGACAACAGCCATACAGCTACACACCTGCAAGAGATGCAGTCAATGGCTGGACTATCGTCTTATGAGAATAACCGCATTGAAGTATGGGAGTACCACGGCCCAGTAGATAAAGAAGACCTGATTGCTGCTGGTGTAGAAGTTGATGAAGACGATGTATTCACTGACTATAACGGCGTTGTGTGGTTCAGCGAAAACCGAGTTATTAAAGCCGTAATCAATCCAGCAGACACAGGCGAAATGCCTTACAGCGTATTCAACTGGGAAGGTGATGACACATCGCTATTCGGTGTAGGTATTCCGTTCTTAATGCGTTCTAGCCAAAAGGTATTGAATGCCACATGGCGTATGCTGATGGACAATGCAGGGCTGTCAGTAGGCCCACAGACCGTGATTAACAGTCAGGTTGTGCGTCCAGCAGATGGCAACTGGCGTCTTACACCGCATAAGGTGTGGGAGCTAACAGACAAAAACGGCAACGTGAATAACGTGTTCGGATCGTTTGAGATTAACAGTCACATGACTGAGTTAATCGCTTTGTTCCAGTACGCACGACAGATTGCCGATGAAGAAACAGCATTACCCCAGATCGCACAGGGCGAACAGGGATCAGCGACAGACACAGCGAGTGGTATGTCGATGCTAATGAATAGTGCAAACACCATGCTTCGACGTGTGGTGAAGAACTTTGATGATGACATTACTCGTCCATTCATCAAGCGGATGTACGACTGGAATATGCAGTTCAACCCAAAAGAAGATGTGAAGGGTGACTTCTGCATTGATGCTCGCGGTACAAGCAGCCTCTTGGTCAAAGAGCAGCAAGCAGCGAACTTGATGAATCTAATGAACATCTCCGCATCACCGTTACTAGAACCTTTAACAAACACCGCAGCGTTATACCGCAAAGTGGTGTCATCCATGCAGATCGAAGCCGATGAAATCGTGAAGTCTACCGAAGAGATCGAGCTTGAAACACAGAAGATGCAGCAGCAGATGGAAGCTCAACAGCAAGCCATGATGCAAGCCCAGCAACAGCAGCAGCAAGCGCCTACTG